ATGGCGAAAGTAACAATTAAACGGCGTAATGAAAGTGAACGCGCCGATGGGAGAGCGGTTCTTTATGCTGTTCTTAACATTGAACGGATCAAAATTCGTATACCTCTTGACATTGCGGTAACATCTGACGAATGGGATTCAACATGCGAACGAATCAAGGGACGAGGGCAGGAAGTTAAAGATAAGAACCTCATTATTTCCAATACAAAAGCAAAAATTTCCGATATTCTTGTGCGGGCAAGGCTTACGGGAGAAAATTTAACTAAAGACAGTTTTTTGGCTTTGTATCATCGGCCAGGAGATACAATGAATTTCATTGAGTATGCCCGCAGACATCTTGAAGAACTCAGATCCGCGCTCCAGCCTCAAACAATACGGCATCATATCTCGGCACTCAAAAAACTTGAAAGTTACAATTGTGCACTTCAGATAAATGAGATTACTCCGGAATGGCTTCAGGTATATGCAGCATATTTACGTCGTGTTCATAACAATAATCCGGGAACTATAAATAAGAATATCTGCATTATAAGAATGCACTATTATGCAGCAATGAGAGCCGGAAAAGCAAAGAATAACCCTTTTGAGGTATATAAATTACCAACCCCGGATCCTTCCGTAGTTTACCTTACAGAAGAAGAACTTCACGAACTTATTACGCTATATCAGTCAGACAATCTTCCGGATAACGAGCAGGATGTACTTCGATTCTTCCTATTTATGACATTTACAGGCATGCATATTTCCGACGCACGAATTTTGCAGATAGAGCAGATAAGAGGCGAAGAAATACACTATTGTCGAATAAAGACTCATATCCGGGTGAATATGCCTCTGTCAGAACCTTCGGCAATACTTGTCGATTATTATCGAGCCGGGAGGAATCGAGGCAATTTATTCCGGAACTTACCAACTGACCAATCTTTCAATCGAGTAATAAAAAGGATATGCAAAAAAGTCGGTATTGATAAGCCTGTAAGTGCGAAAGCTGCCAGACATACTTTCGCAACACTGTATTACAAAAAGAACAATGGTGACATTGGGACACTTTCAAAGTTATTAGGACACACACAAATTAATACAACTATGATTTATGCCCATATAATGAAAGATAAACGGGTTGCCGGAGTGGCTGCTTTTAACGGGATGTTATGATTCGCAAATTTAAACGCTGCTGCAGCGAGTCTGTCTGCGTTTCAGTCTCATCCGTTTCTGTCGGACGGGGTCCGGGCACTTATATAACTTTCGTAGGCTTGGTGCCGCTGCGCATCTGTCATCTCCATCTGTCCATTTGCAAGGTATGCTTTATATATGATGCGCTCGTAGGCGTGTTTTTTATCCAGTTTATCGATTGCGCCCTTTATCTGTGGCAGCATATCGAAAGTAAATCCCAACGCCTCTGCAGCCTCGGGTACAAGAAATTTACCTATGCTCATCGCAGGGCATTTCCCGTTAAGACTCCATTCGATATGTTCAGCCACAGGACGTCGTACTACTGAAAATTCACACTTTGACGGCGTCGACATCTGGCGCATATACTCATAACCGTTACCGCGTTCTACAATTATCATAACGTCAGTATCTTTCGGATTAAATCCTTCTATTCCGTCAAAAAATGCCCTTGAACCTATTATTATCGGCTTATTATCCATGTGATTTGAAATTTTGATAATTAATTAATCACCCCATTGTTTTATTGTAAGTTGGTTTGATTTGTTGAATCCAACTATTGTGCAACCGTAATACGCATAATTTAAATTTACTGTTGTTTCTTTTGTGGTACCTGTGCCTGGAAGAACTTTAATATATCGTGAAGCGGCAGTACTTTTCAATATAAGGTTATGGCAGCCTGTACCTAACATACAATCGCTAATTTTACTATTTATTTCAATGCGTGCACAATCTCCACCAAATTCAATATTATCCCCACTTATTTCATTAGAACGGCAGTATGTACCCATTGCAATATGGTTTCCGTTTATTTTATTATTATTGCAGAATTGTTGCAATTTTATAAAAGTGGAATTTGAAATTTCATTATTATAACATTCGTAATCCAAATTAATAAATTTGTTATAAACCAGGTTATTATTAGAACATCCATCTTGAAAATAAATGCTATTACATAAATTAATTACATTAGAATAGCAATTGTTCTTTAAGATAATACTATTATTGTTATTCCCGAAAATATTCCAGTATGAACCACTGCCAATATTCACGCGAGATATATTACAACCAAAAGAATTATCATGACAATCATTGGAAATATTCACACAGTATGCACTTTCCAATGAAATACCACCAGAATATCCACCCTCATTTTCATCTGTTTTATTAATAATATAATTTCCTTCAAATGTTATATTATTCAAGCATCTGACATTATAATATTCTCCATCGAAAATAACTGCGCGTAAATAGGGCTTAATTATATTTTCAGAGCATTTTGTAACAAATCCTTGACTACCTGGGAGCGCTATTTGTTTAATAGAGGCGTCATCTTTGATGTCACTTATCCAATCGGGGAAACAATCTCTTATATATCCACCAATATTGCCAAAAGATAACATCTCTTCATAATTTGAAGGCAAATCAATTTGCGGCGCTGAAAAAGTATATAGCCATTCAAAATGCCCGGCAGAAGGTACTAATCCATCATTAGGGTCAATTCCAAAAAATCCAACAATATCCAAATCTTGATTTTCGTAATAATATCGTTTGAACTGTATGCTCTTAAAGTCATACGGACAGTCATTATTCCGCTCGTCAATCAATCTATATATCACACCCTTTCCTTCTTCAGTATCAGCCCAAAGAAAACGATGCGGGTCATTGTCGAGGCAATACCATACTTTCCATGCCTCTAAATGACAACCGTTAAAATATGTGTCACCATCGCGTTGTATAGCGTGGCATTCCTCAGACAGGACGTTTTCCGATAGTGCAAGTACATCTATGTCAAAATCATTGTGCATCGACCGCGTATCCTCCTGAGTCGTTGTGCATGTGTAATCCGTTATCCTGTACCACATTCCCGGTATCAGTTCGGATTTGTCACGCAACATCTTCAGCTGTGACCACGTAGTCATCACAAGTGCAGGCATCGCTGCCTCTACCAGCCGCGTTCCGTCGAAGCGATAGAGCTGCGAACCAAGTCGGAACAGCACATTGCCTTTGGCCTTGACAGGAACATGCTCCTTGCGCGGACCGTTATGCGGTATATTGCTGTCCGTTCCATCATCAGTGATTTTGACGAAATAACCGTCATCTTTGAGAAACCATACGGAGCCGGCTACGGCGGTGGCGGTGGCGGTATCGATGTCGTCGACGGTTGCCACCGTACCGTCAAACGGATAGATACCGGTTTCTGTCGTATGGCTGTCAATCCTTGTATTTAGAGTATTAGCCGTCTCGGTAAGCGCCGTATTGAGGTCGTCGACATCGTCGCGCAGCTTCCACGGCTCCCAGTCGACGAGGGATTCACCGTCGAAGCGGTACAGGTCGCCGGTGCAGTAGAAAATCGCGTCTCGCCGGGCATGGTGTGGTGGCTTTGTATTCCAGTTATTGAGATGATTACAGTCTGTGATACCCATTTCTTCCACTAAAAGGAAACTTTTTTCATCATTGACATACCAGATTGTACCTATGCCCTCGCCCGGGTCTATATCGGAAAGAGACTGCACCATGAAATCGAATCTGAATACGGGTAACCGTTCCTCGAGGTCGAACAGCTCATTTTTGGCGCCGTTCTTTACGGAAGTGATGTAGGCGCGCAGCACGGAACTTTCCAGCTCCACGAGGCCGCTGTCGTCATGGCGGTAGAACGTGGTGCCGCAGCGGTACACTAAGTCCTGACGGGCAAGAGGCTCGCCGCCCACGTCATTGTGACTGTTATGCGGCAGGCTGTGGGACGGAGTGCCGCCCGTGTGTGTCACGAAATAACCCTCCTGCGCGGCATACCATACGGAGCCGGCCTCCTTCTGCGACACGTGTTCGGCTTTCGGAATCGTGCCGGCAAACGGATAGATACCGGTGTCGGCCTTGTATGCCGACAGGTCGTTGGCGACATTGGTGACATCATCTGCGACTTCGCCGATTGAATTTTCCAGTTCTTCCTTGGCTAAGTCCAGCTGCTCACTGACTGCGGTTATATCGGCCGAATTATTATTGTCTGCATCTTTAAGTTCAGAAAGGAGATTTATCAGACTCTCGTCGTCTTTAATGCCACCGAGGAATGCTATGACTTCATTGAAACTCTCAATTGCTGTAGTGGCATTCTTTCCTAAAATGGTATTGATTGCATCCTCATTTGATTCGGCTTTATTCTTAGCCGCTGTTACCGTATCCTTTACTTGTTGCAGGGTATCCTGTATGATCTGAATAGTTTGTTGGATAGCATTATCGGCAGCGGTACGTTCAGAAATTTCAGTATCAATTTTCGCCGGTATTGTACTGAGCGCCTTATATCTTTTGTTCAGGAAATCAAATATCCGTGCGACAATTTCATTCGTTACACTTTCCGGGGTTTCCGCATCCGCTATAAACGTTATCAGATTATCAATGAATGCTTGTGTTATACTGTCTGCCATTGTGCTGTAATTAATTGAATTGTTTTGTGAATTTGTTTGAGAATACACGGGGTTTATGGCCATCGTTACCGTCGACGATGTCCTGCATGATATTTACCTCAGATGAAGAAAATTCGAGTTTTATGGTAAATGATTGCGGTCTATCGGGCCGCGGGCTGTATGTAAAATCTTCAATAGACGGAATAACTTTAACGGGTAAGGGGGAAAAGTCGAGCAGATATACATCTTCGCTTCCAAGCATGTCCATAAGAAACTGAACTTCGTCGTGGCGTTTAATTCCTGATACTACAGTTACGGACTGGTGACGTGCCGCTCTTTCACGGTCGATGAGGTATTCACCCGTAATATTATCGTAGCGTTTGAATTGGGCTTCCTCTGCATCAGGATAATCAGGTGTTACCGACATTGACCCTGTAAGTTCAATAACTTCAAATACTCCGAGTGAATTGCGGAATTTCAACCGGTAGCAGTTCTTGGCCGGCATACTCTGTTCAACGACAATCCGGCATGAAAACGTTGAATTATAGAATACATCGAATACCGACGGCAGGATGTTGTGCTCCTTGATGAAGTATTTACGCAGTGCTGCGACATCAAGTGCCGCCACGCCCTCAAAGCTGTTGTTGTTATAGGTAATTCCCGTTGCTTTTTCAACGACGGTCAGCATGTCACCCGGGGCATAGGCCATAAAATAGAGTGGATACAGTTCCCGTTCCTTTATGATAATCTTCCATGATGAGGTGCGGGTAGTCATGAAAAAATTATTGCCGTAATTGAAAAAGCGAGATTGAAAGACATCTTTTCCAAGGTTTGCAAGAACTCTGTAATTTTGTCGCGATATGCCCCCGGGTAAAACAATGCATGAATACGTAGATTCATTTTCGCCTAATTCAAAGGTGGCGTATAACCTGTGCTCAGGAATAAGACTTTCGTCCTCAATCAGAATGACGGGACTTTCATTTTCAACGGGTGGTTCCGGGAGATATGGTATAACTGAATCTGCGATATCAGCAATATCAACATTGAGGGGGGAAGTAAATCGCCCCTCGAAAATTATCGTCCCTCCAACATCTATACGGAATTTTCCAGGAATATGAGACGAATTGCTCCCGCCCGGAAAATTCTCCCGTAAAACAATAGGATTACGGGAGAAGGCATATCCCATATTTATATTTTGTGCTATCATCGTCAAATCAAAGTCGGAGATGCGACCGAACCGGTAAAAATTATCCGGGTATTTAGAGAATTAATGAATTTGTCTCGATCAGCGGAAGGAGTGAGCATGAAATCGATAAAAACCGATAAGGCGCCGAAATGATCTTTACGCCATAACTGGTAATATTTATCGACATCGGCGATTTGCGGTGCTGAAATGATGTTATTGTTATCCATATTGCAAAACTCCATATATTTTAGCGTATGCCAAAGGACTAATCTGTTACTAATCTTGCAACGAGAGTTACATCATATTCCACAGAAACAGTAACTTCGCCGATCGGGTCGTCAGACAGTTCCCATCGCTCCGCCACTCCGTCATATCCAAGATCATGTATCTCATAGACATCGTAGGTAATGAATGCAATATATTTACGCATATTTCGTTGGCCGGCTCCGGTCGGCTTTTTCAATGATGTGTCGGTCTGCCATACAGGAATGCCGCGTGTAATGGACTTCATAATCATACCGTCCCCCCCGAGACAATAATAATCTCCTTGTGTCCCGTGGGGAGTATATCCGCTTTCTTCAGTATATTTTTCCACTGCGGAGGCTCTTACAGGTGCAGTGTCCAATCCCGGACCGTACGTTTCACTCTTCAACCGCCATTCGAGATGACGCGCAGCTGCTGCGAAATCAGGGACATTCTGTTCCTTCATTATTTCGTATTCACCTTGCGTCTGTATAGTCCGTAATTTCATTTCAACAGATACATTTTTACCCGATGGTATTGAATAGTTTACCGTATCAATCAGGCACCGTATATTTCCGAGCCTGACTACATTGATTGTATTGAAGGAAAAAAGCTCCAGACGGCTAAAATTAGCTTGGGTTTCTACAGTACGGTTGCCATGTCGGAGTATTTCATCATATTTAGACCAAAACCGGTTGAAAAGTCCGTCCTTGAATTGGAACAATAGCGAAAGAGAAGGAATAGTACCGTCATCGAGGGTCATCCGTTGACCGGTGTCATCTTCCGGAGTAAGTCTGCCTATTGTCTTATGGTAACGGGTGTAAGCGAACATGAAGGCGAGGGGAGTGCTGTCACCGTCATTCTCCGAACCGTCGCTCCCTTTTATATAGCTGTGGTAGTGACGCGCGCCGAAAAGATAACACGGACACCAGTCATTATGGCTCGGACCGGCGCCGGTTCCGACATTCGATACCCAGGCCACCGGCACAAACTCGTCGTCGCTTGAAAGTTCAAGCGCGCTCAGCCCTTCAGGCTGTGGATCCCAGTTGAAGAAACTCGAGGAGGATGCACGGACGCTTCCGTTAGTGGCATCAAGCCGGTACCAAGTGCCGGTGATGAACTCACGAGCCGTAAAACTTGGCGCACTGTCAACGGTAGGAGAGTCTTCTGACTGTACAGATGGTAAAAATGAGGCTGTTTGGTATGCGTATAAATCGAAATCTCCGTCATCGTAATCGTCTTCCCATGGGTCTGGTGGATCGGGATAGTCAGGATCATCCGGATCCGGATACAGGTATTCATAATAAATGTCACCGTCCCATTTCGGGGCATCCGGTCGTCCTGTATTTTGCCACAAACTTACATGTATTCCGAGCCGTACATGAGACATGTCGACACCTTTTGCAAAATCCTCAAAACGTTCGTGACTCGGTGCTGCACCATCTATAGATGTCTGCGCGGACAGTTTTACGTATTGTCGGTCTCCGTAGATAATTTTGGGAGCGCCTGACAGTTTGTTGTCAACAGTCATGGACGGTTGTTTGTCGAGGATGTCCTTAATGAGTTCGAGTGATACCGAACCGGTATTGAAGTTTATATTGTATATCAATCCGAAGCGTACCCATAGAGCATTCATAAATTCCTCCACAGTACAGTCCGGCATCAGGTCGGCGTAACGTATTTCTCCCCTGCAACATGCGTCGGCGGCATTGTTCAGGACTACAAGGCGGGAGAGCTCGAGGTCGTCTTTGAACGGATTGCATGGTACCGATACCCCGATATCCGAAAAAATAAGTTCCAGGACCCGCCATACACGAAGAAACGGTGTAACCATATACCCGTCCGGCACATTTACGTCGGTAACAGTGCCGTCAATAAGGCGCTTGACGGTTTTAGGCTGTCTGAAGCCTGTTTCTCCCGCGACATTGAGAATCTCCCAATATACTTGCTTAGCGGAGTCAGAACCGGTACTTTCGTTGTTTACCGCGACCGGGAATATGGCGAAATCATCGGTATGAGGTTCGGGAAAGCGGTAGATCCGGTACATGTCGTCAAGCAGTAGGTCGACTGAAGTCTCATCCTGCATGCGGGATGGGAGATATACCGGCAAGCCGGAAAGTTCGCCGAGCTTCTTTACCTGCCATTTCGCATATACGGTCGAGTTGTCGAACCCGATGTTAAAAGTTATGCCTTCATCGTGCCCGGCATCGGTGACGTTAAGTTTACCGCTGCGTATATAACCACCGTCGCGGACTTCTACGGAGCGTTCGGGCAGATTAGGGTCGGAGCCTGCATCGATACGCTGCGGGAAACCGAGCAGTAGCGAGTTACGGCGGGTGGCCGGTACTGTGGCCGGTACAGACTGGCTGCCGCGGTCATTATATATCGGATTGGTATCCTCAATCTCCATTGAGAAGTCAGACTGGAGGTCGAGTGCTTCTCCATCAACAATTATTTCCATAACAAATTATTTTTTACGGGTGAATGGATTGCGTGCACGGTCCAGGGACTCCTGTGCACGTTCTATATCACGTAATACCACGTATGCCCTGATATTGCGCGTGGCCTGACGCAGTTCCTTTATGGCGGCGGTCAGTTCAGAGGTATCGGGGACGGAAGGGGCTGAAGTGTATCCACCTTCCGCATATCCGGCGGCCGGCGTTCCAGCCGGAACAGGTACACCGGCTGTCTTATTACGGCGTATAGCCTCAATCACACTTACCGCGTCGACCACGCGGGGATTGTTCATTATAGGCTTCGGCACGACATACTCGCCGCGATGAACGACACCCGCGACCTCGTAGCGGTCTCCGTCGCCGGTGTAGCCGCCTTCGGAATATCCGGAGAGGACACGTTCCGCCTTGGCCTTCTGTGCCGCTGACCCACCGGCGGTATTGCCCGGCTGCATATTCTTGATTTTATCGCGTTCAGCCTTTGCCGTAGCAACTTGAGCTATTCCAGTAGCTGACATCATTGCAGCTGCGGCAATTCCCCAAGGGGTATAACCCATTTCAGCAAATGTCTTTATAACAGCCACTGCTGTATCTGCGATAATCTGCGAGACTTTTATTGCAAAATTGACGTCGGCGTATTTTTTCTGGATTTCCAGTTTTTTATTTTCCTTTTCCTCTTCGAGGGCGGCGGTATCCTCTCCATTGTTCTTGGCCTGCTGGATAAGGACATCATATTTCGCATCACTTTTGGCAATTTCGGCATCCTGTATGGCCGAGAACATCGACCCGGAAAGCTGCGAATAATAGTCAAAGTATTTTTTTGCATTATTGACGCCCAATTGCAGTTTCTTTTTCTGGTAGTCCTTCTCCTTTATGAGACCTTGCGTATGGTAGTTCTCGAGTTGCGCAAGCTCGCGGTCATATTCGTCGGCCCAGGAGAGTCCGGTCAGTTCCTGAAGCTGCCATACCTGTTCCTGATACGAATAATTTAGCGCGGCAATACGGCGTTGCTTCTCACTTTCAAGAGCTACGGCATCGTCAGAACCGGCTTCCACCGTTTTGAGCATCTCATCGTAAGATGTTTCGATTGCGCGCTTTTGAAGCTCGAATGTATTCTTAATGCCGTCGGCGCTGGTAGTGTCGGTCATCATTTCGCGGAGCAGCTCGGAATATTTTCCGGTATCGGTCAGCACCTGCGACTGCATGGAGGCAATATCGGCCGAAGTCTTTTCAAGCAACTGACGCTTATCCTCTGCTCCGAGGTAATCGGCGTTTTCTGTCTTCTTATAAAAATCCTGCAACTCCTTCAACTGAGCTTCATGGGTGCCCTTCTGTAGGTTGAGCAGGTAGATGTCTGCGGCCTCACGTGTAGTCTTCTGTTTGTTGACATCCTCCCTTACTGTGCGTTCATGAGTGTCGTAGAAAGCCTGCTGTGCGGCGAGGCGCTGCTTATGCTCCTCCTGCTCCTTTTGGGCTGTGGCTTTGTTGATGCCCTGTTGTGCGGCGACCACCTGCTGGTTTACTTTATTTTGCTCCGCATTTATATTGTCGATGGTCGCGGTATGTGTCTCGTCGGTTTCCTTTTTGAGCTTCTGGAGCGCTATTGTCAAGTCCTTGCAATACCTGATCAGTTCCTCGTTTTTCTTTATGGCCAGTTCATATTCCGGAATCTGCCCTTTAAGTTTATTTATATCGAGGAGTTTTTGCTGGTGCAGGTCATCTGCGGCAGCGGTAGCTTCATCGATTGAGTCCTCCTGATATGTGCCGGGGGTATGTTTGTTTTTGGGGACCTTTCCCTCCAATACCTTCAGCCTGTCCTGTATTTTCTTCTTGCGGTCTTTGATGTCGTCATATTCTTCATCGGTCTGCGGGTCGAGCTTACGGAGTTCCTTCAACTGCTTTTTCAACTCCTTGATTTCGTCGACTACCGTATGCGCGGCATTGCCGGTTTTGTCGAGGTCACCGGTAATTCCGGTAAAAGTATCGTCGGTGGTGGTAAAGATGTCTGTCAACGAAAAACCTGCGGCCTTTACTTCTTCAGCAAACCCTTGCAGCGCCTCAGTGGTAGTTGTAACCGCGGCATCTGCGGCGGCTGCTTCCTTGGCTAAATCATCGAGGGCATCAATCTTTGCTTTGGATTCCATTGCAGCTATAAATTTATCAGGTGATAAAAATGTAGAGACTCCCGGTTCAAATACCCTGTCCCAGTCCTCGGAAGTCACACCTTTGACCCCTTCTTCATAGGCCTTCTGCGCTTTCCGTTGGCGCGATTTGGCCGCTTCATTCTCCCGGACATATTGAGTGTATTCGTCTTGATAAAAGGCAATGCGCATACGCTTTTCCATTGATTCTATATACTTGTCGAGAGCCTTTTTATTGGCAACGAGTTTGCCATGTTCAGCGTCCAAATAGCCATTATATTCCGGACATACTTTGTTGATGGCTTTTATAGCCTTCAGGCGTTCTTTCTTGAATGCGGTCTCGTCTTCAGCCACTTTCAATAGGTCGAGTAATTTAGCCTTTTCGGTGGCGAGATTGTTAGTGAACTCCTCTCGCTTGCGGGTATGTTCCTCAATCTGCTGCTGCATCTCTTTCTCCTTTTCCTTGAGCTTTTCCTCGGCTTCGGAAGTCTGGCTGAATAAAGAATATAATGCCGCTCCAATTGATGCTATAGCCCCGATGACCGCCGTCCACGGAGTGGAGGCGAGAGCAGCCTTGAAAGCGTTGAACGAAGTAGTGGCCGCCTTTATGTTTCCTACCATAGCCTTGAAACCGGTAGAACAGAGCAGCATTGCGGTGCGAAAGGCCGTCATGAGTTTCCGCCCGACCCCCACAGTGGCAAAAAACACTTTTTGCGCGGTGTTGACAGCAATTACCGCCAGTTTATAAGTGCCCCATGTGATTACCACCAGTTTGATTACGCCGCTGAATTTTGTCAGGAACTGATATACATTGCCCAATGTCTGCACAAGCGATGTCAGCATCTTTATCAGGTCCTTGATGGGGCCTTCCGTTCCGTCGGCAATTTTGAGCACAAGTTCCTCGGCGGCGGATTTGAGTCCGGCGATTGCACCGGCAACATTGTCGCCCATCGTGGCCGACATCTCGTTGAACTCATCGTTGACCCCGGTAATGGCGTCGCGCAATTCAACGAGGGAGTCGGCTTCAGATAGAAACGTAGAAAAGGCGGCCACGCTTCGCTTGTCGGTCAGGTCGAGCGCTTTTGCGAGGTCGACACCTTCGGCATTGAGTTTCTGCAATCCTTTAGCGAGGTCGTCTGCATTCCGGACCGGACCGCCGAGAGCTTTCGCCAAAGCTCCGTTGGCGTCGCAAAGGTTAAGAATGATATTGCGGGTGGCGGTTGCCGCACTTGATGCATCAAAACCGGCGTTGGCAAGCTGACCCAGTAATGCGGTTGTATCCTCGAGTGAAAGTCCGAAAGCATGAGCTACCGGGCCTACCGTCGACAGTGATGCTTCCAATTTTGAGAAATCGAGTGCCGTTTTGGTTGTAGCTATGGCAAACGTAGCGAGCACGCTTTCTGTGTCCTTGGCATCTTTATGAAAAATACGGAGAGCGGCCCCGGCGAACGCCGCGGCACGCGGAAGGTCGGTGTCTACGGCCTTGGCAAATTTCAGCGTGGCGCTTTCCATAGCGAGGATTTGCTCGCGGCTGAATCCGAGTTTTGCAAGCTCGATCTGCAGGTTGGTTACTTCTGCGGCGGAATATGAAGTGGTGGCTCCGAGCTGGCGGGCCGCCGCTGTCATCTCCTTTATGCCGTCGCGCGATGTGCCGAGTATTGCGGCGAGCTTCGAATTGGCTTTCTCGAAGTCTACGACGAGGTTGAACGCATTCTTGAACGCTCCCGTAATGAAGGAAAATATAGTCAGTCCGACGCCATTAAAGAAGCCGATCATGGTCTGCTTCATCTTTGTCAGGGAGAAAAATCCGCCCTGAAGCCCGCGGGCTGCTGCATTGGCCTTGTCGAGAGCAGCCTGCACCTTGTTGATTTCGCCGCGGAGTTCGTTGTAGCGCTTGGGGTCGGTGGCCTTGGATGTATTGTTAAACTCTCGTTGGAGTTCCTTAAGGCGTTTCTTCAACTGGTTGACCGACATTGAAGTCAAGTCGAAACGCTTTGCGATTTCGTCCATCCTCGCACGGTTGAGCGACATCGCTTTATTATTCTGCTCGATTGATTTGCGGAGGTTTTTCCATTCGGCCGAGCCTCGTTTTCCCTCGGCCTCGAGCTGCGCCATAGCCTTCCGGCTGGCATTGGTCTGTTGCTGGAGTTCCTTGTTTTTTTTCTCCAGTTTGTGAAATTCTTCCTGTGCCTGGGTCGCATTGAGTGTCAGGACCCATTTGATATAGTCAGGTTCTAATTTTCTTGCCATTGCGTCAACTTATTATGTTGGCGCAAATGTATTATTAGTATTTATGGGGAAAAAGGACGCCGATATTATCAGCAGTCACCGCAATCACTTCCATAGCAACCTGGTGCTGCGCTTGACTCATCGGCCGAAGTCGTATAAGTGCATCTATCTATTTTATGTTCTGTTTCGCGGTCGCACTTGTTGATAAATGCGCGGTGGTCGCGATTCCATGTCTCGAGGTTTTCGCGCATTATACGCTTCTTACGGGCGTCGGCCATAGCGCCGGCACGTGCCCAAAGGTAGAGCCATTTCCAAAAACTTCTGCGGCGTTTCATCGTTCAATTCCTTTCGTGAGTAGTTCCGTTATGAGTAATGATGTGGACTGCCGGCGGCGGTCAGCCTCGTCCCTGATTAAATTAAGTAGCCAAGTAGGCAGGGTGAGCGAGATTTTAGTCCTCGGTTCGCCATCGATTGTTTTTCTTCCGGCGCCATCTCGTGCGCCTCCGCTTCCTATGCCTCCCATATTGTTTTATTTATTGGTTTTCACAAATATAATAAATTATTTTGATTTAGGCGATATTTTCAAAATAAAATAAATATGTTTTACAACATATAAAAATACCCCCGAGATATGTCGGGGGTATAGCCAGCGAGAACAATGTATAAAAGTGTAAATCAAACAAGTTGCAACTGGCTTAATTCCTGACCGAAAGAATGCAACGCGGATTGTATTTTCTCAGTGGTTTTGGGTGAAGGATTACGGTATCCTGATATATATTGAGAGAGCTGGGCCGCCGAAATCCCGGTAAGTTTAGCGAGGCCTTTGTAGGAAATAAGGTCGGCGTAATAGACCAGAAATGATGGCAAATCGTATGAAAAAGCGAACTCAACCTCCTCGAAAGGCTTCCCTTCCTCTTTGAAAAACGATTTCATATCCTCATACTCTGCCATAAAATCAGCGATAGCGTCATTGGCAGTTGCTCCATCGCCATGCACGCCCCAGCCAAGATTGTTGTCATCGGGCATGTAGGCGCCATAGCTGCCGTCTTTGCCACGCTCTATAAATACTCTAACTGTCTTCATAATCAGACTATACTTTACTATGCTATACTTTACTTTAACAATTCTATTCAGTTTTGGTTTGAAAGGGAGGGGCCAAAGCCCCTTCCTTCATTTTATTCCGGCATCACGTAGGATTGATTTGAGTGTGCCGGGCTTGACTTCTTCCGAACCGTGATTACTTGTTTTGAAGTATTTCCCGGTGATTGGAGAGTACCACATCGGATGTCCGCCACGTTGTCTACCGGTATCCCAACACCCGTATTTACTCAGCTGTTTGTGGAGTTCATTGTATTTCATTGTTCTCTTGTTTTGATTTACAATACAAAGATAATGCTAAATTTTTATTTAGCAAAATATTTTGACAAAAAAATTACGGCTTGGACAAATATTTTTCCAAGTATCCGTCCAAGCCTTATCGGGAGATATAATAATTATAATGATGCGGCCGGCACGTCGTTAGCCGGGATGTCGACATCTGGCGGAGATGACAGCGTGACGATGTCGCGCCGGAGCATCTGGAGGGCGCGCAGACGGTTCATTACCTCGGTGTCCGCCTGTTCGTCGACGGTCGACAGGTCGAGGATAACGAGGCGGGTAACTTCGTCGATGGTCCGGGTATAGGTTTTCGCGATGTCGGGCTGGTTCTGGAGGGTGTCGAGCACGTCGACCACGGCGTCGGTAATCTGTGCGCCTGCAACTTCAAGTCTCATCGCGCACCTCCTTTCCTGGTATTGCGGATCAGCCATGCAAAGCCCCAGGGCGACAGGTATAGGCAGTCGACGCCGATAGCGCGCTGCGCCGCCAATGTATCGGCGATTGTCATGAAGTGGAAATACATTAATGCGGCCACAATGCAGGCAGCGATTAATGACGCTTTCGGAGAGAAAGCGGCGCTGATGACGCGCGATGCCACGGCACGGAGGTTGGGAACTTGCGTCCGGGAAGCGGGCGCGGTAAGTGTTGTTGTGTTCATAACTGTGATTAGTTTCGCGTTTAGACAGAAAAAACGGCTGTCATATCCCGTCGCGAAACTAATCACAGTATCTCCGCAGAGCCTTTATGATATGGATATGGCAGCCGTAATAGCTGGTATGTGAGGGCATAAAAAATGCCCGATAATATGTCGAGCCTCTAACCGGGGCTGAGCGGCATAGATAAACTATGATTAGTTTCGCACTACAAAGCTACAAATAAAAATTATTTTTACAAATATTTTTACTTGAAAATTTTGATAATTCACAAAAGTGTATTATATTTGTATTGTCAAACAAAAAGAGTTATTCAACATGATGGACAAACAAGCACTTTTACAGTATTGGGCAGGCGAATTAATCGCGGTCAAGATGGAGCTTGAAAAAATCTCCTACCTATTGCAGTCAGGAGTCAAGCCCACGAGAGAGATTGAACGACACCTCGACAACATGCTCGACAGAAAGAAACATTTGGAAATGTTGATAGAGGAAGTTCGCAAACAGAAGTAAAACACGGGGAGGGGGGCACCCCTCTCCCCTTAAAATTAAACAACGATGAAAGAACGTATAGAAAAATGGAAACAGATGGAGGCAGCCGGCGATCCTGCTGCGACCGACTATCTGAAAGAGATAACAACTCAGGCACAGGCCGAGGGCAAAATTCAGGAAATGAATGAAGCCCTGCAATATCTGATGGCATCGGCCGACAAGCATCTTGACAACGTAGAGAAGTCAGTTGCTTCTTATACGATGCATGAACGCATGGGAACGTTAACCGAGGTTGTCAACCTCGCCTACATTGCCCGGCATTATTTCGGCAAGACCCGCCAGTGGTTGTATCAGAGAGTAAAGGGCCAGTTAGTAAACGGCAAGCCCGCAGCCTTCACCGAGGCTGAAGAAGCGACGTTTATAAAAGCTCTTAACGAGATTGGAGTGCAACTGGCAACATTTTCTCAGCGAGTATGACAAACGAACAAGCGTCCTTGGCTCTTTTTGTTTGACACGCAAAGTCCACAGACGCTGTCGGGGCTGTGCCAAAATAGGCACAGCCCCGATTTTATAAATCATCGAGTAATGGATAATTTTACACATCAGCAAAAAAATGCCCCCGCGATATGGCGGGGGCATGCGGTCAAAGCTTGTGTGTCAAACGATAACTATTGAACCGCAAGGAATTGGCGGCCGATGGCGTGTAGGCCGTCGACTATGCGCTGACGTTGTGCCGGGCGGGGAAACTTGAGGGCATTCGCGTAATGGCTGAGCAGCTTTTGGTTTATACCGGTAGCACGGCTGATTGCAGCCATTGTCGTAAACTTCTCGGCATCACGAAGCAGTGCGGCTGCCGACAGGGTATACTCGATTTCGTAATCACCGGCTGCCAACCATTCGGGCACCGGATCGCCATCTTCGACCATAGCATCTATGTGAAAGCGAAGCGACTCCTCAAAGTCACTTTTAATACCTGGAAGTGTCTTGTTGGTACACAAAACGGCTCCTACACCTTCATAGCCCCAACCGCAGCAGTAGTTTTTTCCAGCCCAACTGATTTCTACGTTAATGATATTAGCCATATTACGATATTTGTTGAATGCAGGGGGGCTTAACGCCACCCTGCCTGTTTGAAAATACTGTTTAAAATCTCTTGTTCAAGCGTATCCGACAGCTTTTTATTCACAGTCACACGTCCTTTCTTAATAGGGTGCTTGAACTGTCGATGGTCGCCTTTGGTTGTCGCGAGATACCAGCCGTCAGCTTCAAGCATCCTGATTACTTCCCTTACTTTGTAGCGTTTCATTTTTGATTATAGTTATCGTTTGACACTATAAAGGTAGTAATTTTTCTATATATAACAAAATTATAAAGTAGAAATTTCACTACCTGTGATAAATTTAGCATTATTTTACAGTGATGTGAGGAGTGTTTTTTAGCATGGTATGCCAGTCATATAAAAAATCGCTCCCGGGCAACTCTTTGCACGGGAGCGATGGGTAATGATTATTGTTTCACCTATTCAGAGGTCAAGTTGTGGCTGTGGGTTAAGACGTTCGGAGCGGAGCCTTCCAAGTGATTCCTCTATTTTACGTCGCCTTGCTTTTGCTTCTTTTTCTTCCAATATTACGGCGTTGAGTTCTTTTAGAAGTTTGAGTTCTGCTTCATTAGCCTTTAATTGTCTGTCGAGAGTGTTATGAAAGTGATTATAAAGTACCTCGTAACATTCTCGGCGATATTCTATAACATTCTTTTTTGCTTCGGGTGCTACTTTCCCGGGATTAATTGTAGCAAGCCAGCCGTAGATAAATTTTACCGGTAGGCAAAACATGTCGTAATTCTTTCCATCTGCTCCAGGTGAGGGGATAATCACCCCAACTGGTTTAAAAAATTCATCTTCTTGAATTTTATCCCGTTGTGCCTTTGCATCAATTCCGATAGCTTCGCAGATAGGTTTAATAGGGAGATATTCTATACCGTCTTTGCAGACAATCAAAATTTCAACGCTGTTAAAATTGATACACTTGTTATCCATGATTTATACTATTTTAGGTGAAACGATAATCTTATAAAGTAAATAATCTCGTATAATGTGATGCGCTACTCAATTCTGTTGGAAAAATCGCTCCCGGGCAACTCTTTGCATCGGGAGCGATGGGTAAAATAATTCACCTAATTGAAGTCCAATACGGGACAGGAATCAAGTCTTTGTTTTCGGATTGAGGCGAGATGTTCCTCGGCTTTGCGCCGGTCGGCCTTCGCCTCTTTTTCGCGAGAGATAGCATCGTTGACAGCTTTGAGGGCGGCAATTTCGGCCTCGTTTTCCTCTACACGCCGCCGGAGCGACCCGGCGAAATGCCGGTAGAGGGCGTTGTAGCATTCCAACTGGTAGCGTAGGACTGAGCCGCGGGCTGCCTCAGAAACATTTTTTGTATTGATGGTGAAAATCCATCCGTAAACAAATTCGAGTGGCAGGCTGACCATCTCGCGCTGCTTTCCGTCGGAGGCAACCATTGTGCTGAGCACAATAGTTGAAGCTAAAATTTCATGGTCTTTCAACTTTGCATACTGAGATTCGTAGTTAACGCCAATGGCGTCGCAGATGGGTTTGACGGGGACGAAAAAGTTGTTGTTTTCGTCGTGGACGGCAGAAATTTCGATGCCGTTGATTGTGGTAATTACTTGTTTGTCCATATTGCAATAGTTAATAGTGAATTATTTACCGCAAATATAGTAAATAATTCCATAGTGAGAAAATATTTTACATTTTATGTGTAAAAAATCCCCGACGGAGGCCGACGGGGACGTTGCAACGGGACGGAAAGAGTTATTTATTAATTGGAGGTGTGGTCTGCTTTTTCTTTTTTCGAGTCTCGATACACTTTGATTTGTGCGGCCATAGCCACTCCAAAAGAGAGAATGACACCGATAATGAATTCGACTCCGAGAGCTGCGAGGAGGGTAACAACCCACCCGTGGGCGCCAATAAGCCAGCATACAGCCACTATGGCCGGGATAAGCATTATCGCCGACCTCAATACTATTCCTGTAATGTGTTTGAATTTTTTCATAATTATTGTTTTAATTGGTTATTGAACTGTTGTAGGAGTTCGGGAAAATGCCGGTCAAGCCAGTCTTGGAACTCGTATTTCACATTTATCATGGTTTCACAGTAGAGAATACCCCAGATTTGGCGGTTATAGATTTGATAATTACCGTGTCGTTTCATATCGAGAAAGCGGATATAAGTCGGTAACGTCGTTTCTGTCCTGATACCCTCTCCGTCGGGGGTGATATGGTACCGGGGATTTGTCAACGCCTCCAGCAAAACCCCGCTTCTTCCCTGAAGGGTCGAACCGCCTCGTTTCTCGCGGATCCGGTCGTGGCCACTCTGATATATCCTTTCGGTGGCGATAGCCCTTTGAGCCTCGAATATATCGCGGATTCCCTTTTCGAGTTGTTGTCGGAAATATTGTGCTTTAATGCTTTCGGCTTCCATACTGTCAGGTTATTATTTTAAAGCCAATCGACCACCCGGCGAACCCGGCGAAAAACTCCGTTTCGGGGAGAGTGTTCAGTGTCGAGACATCGAAACGCATTACAGGACAACCGGCGGCGAGGTCGTCAAGCATCAGGGCCTTGACATCCTCGATAGCTTTTTGCGAGGATTCCAAAGCGGCAAACGAGGTCTTTCGCTGTGGATCGTATTTCTCCATGACGAACACCACACATTGGTTGGCCTCGCGGAAAGCGTCGGGGTTCTTGCTTTCCGATTCACCTCCGGGCGGAAGGATAAACAGGGTTATGGAGCCGGTCGGTAACGCCTGAATCTTCTTTCCCATGTCCTTATCCACCGCCACGGGCAGAACGCCGGTAACGGAAACGAGGCGGTCGGCTACCCGCTCCCAATATTCGCGATACTGAAGGAGATTTATCATAACTGTCCGAAATAGTGGTTTGCTTCTGCGGTTCTGCGTTTGACAAGTCCGGGGAGCGGCTTCAGTACGCCGTTAATCCTTGCGTTGACGTGCTTCAGGAACTCGGCACGGATAGAATGGTCATTCGGGTTTGCCTTGACCTTCCGGAGTAACGTCGGTGCCTTAGCCGAGAGGGAACCGACATTGTAAGACAGCGAAACAAGCGCGTCGAACTGGTTGTTAGTGAGGGCAACCCCCGCGAATAACGGCGCGACCTTGGCGGCGAACTTCCGTATATCGCTATCGAACAGACTTTCCGCCTCCGCCTGTGTGATACGCTTGCCGGGGGTAACGTCTGCACCTGTATGTCCGTAGCCGATAGTAAGGACACCGGCGGGGCAACGGTAGGCGGTTAATTTACAGCCTTCCCAGCCCTTAATCATCTGTTTAATTTTCTGTGATAATTCCATGATTATGAAGTTTTAGAATTTCGTTTTTCGTTCATATACTCGAATTTACATTTATACAGGTAAATGAGGACCGCCCACATATCCGCCGTTTCTACCTGACTGACGTTTCCGAACAGTCCGGCAGACGCTACCTCGAAGGTTATGCCGGTCCACCCTGTCTTGTCGTCGGGCTTCGTGCTTCCGGAACTCTTGAAGATAATCCGAAAGTCGATTTTCTTCCCGTTTATCTCTATCGGCCCGCTCTGGATAGCCTTCCAGACGGATGAAAACAGTTTCGGGGCGTGGAAGGCCAGGAGGTCGGGCACCGGAGCGGTGTCCGGGATATGGTAGAGCGTTCGGGCGATATGTTCGTATCCCTCGGCCATTGCTTCGGGTTCTGCTCCGTCCAGACATTCGGCGACGGTGTAGCACTCCACGAACTCACCGAATGTAACACCCTGAAGAAGGTCGCCGGGGCCTTTATACCCCTTATATTCCGGAAGGAGATTAACCACGGTATCGAAATCGAGATGAATACGCTCCTGCCCCTCGATCATTTCCTTGACAAAATAGCCGTCAATTGCCGAAATCTGTCTTTCGAGTTCGTCGATGTATTCCTGTTTCAGGATTGTAAAATCGGATTTCCCGAGGTCGATCAAGAAGGAGAACCAACGAATGCGGAAGTAATCAGGCGTTATTATCTTTCCGGCAAGAGCGAAAGCCAGAAAGCAATAATATTCATATTGCGCCGGTGTCAGCTCCGCTACATTGACCGGAATTTTTACCGTTTTTCCTCGCGTGGTGATTGTTTCCATTAAAACGACATTCCTTTGCTGTGAACAATCGGACCGGGCATCGTGTGGTCGGGCGTTTCGCCTTCCGCGTCGAGCTGCGCCACGATGTCCTGAATATTCTCTATATATTTTTTTGCATCCGCACCGAGGGAGGCGGCGACAGCTGCGCGGGCGGATTGCTCGGCGCGTAGCCGGGAGTTAACCGGTTGCGACTGTTGAATCTGCACCACTCCTTCAGGAATGACTTCCACCGGAAGGCGTTCGATTGCCTTCTGCATGGTGAGCAACGCCACGGCGCGGGCAGCAGGTTCCTTCAGAAGGTCGGTAATTTCGGAATCCTCTCCCGATAACAGGAGGGAGAGATATTTGCGACCGAGAACCGGGGCGACCTGTGCGCCCTGTACCTCGCGAATAATCGGGAGGAGTGTAACGAATAACCGGTGAGACCCGATATTATAATATTCATCGAACTCCTCTTTACTCTGAATCAGTAGTCCCTTGCGTAGGTTGTATTTCCGCGATTCAGTCCAGAACGGGAAGGCTTCGCGGTCCATTGTCTCGATAAGGGCATCCGTCGCTTCGTATGCGAGACGGAGGATATTCTGTTCGTCTTTGAACTCCTGAAGAGCCGTCAACCCCTTTTCGTTCTCACCGAGGCGGCGGGAGCGTCCTGTGCTGTCATGCTGCGCGTCGAGTGTCGGGATTATTTTCAGCCATGTAAACAGGACGACCGCCTGCCGGAGGTACTTCAGGGCGGTGACAGCACCGGGTGAACCGTCGCCCGGTGGTGTGGTCCCGGCGTAGAAATCCGCCAGAGCCTTGACCGGTTCCGGGCCTATGATTGCGGTTACATCACGGATTCCCAAAGGCAGAACCGGTTCCCACTTGGAAAAATCCACGTCGTTAGATATTAACCCGATAGCTGCGGTTATCTCGCTGCTTCCGTCGGCTTGCACGTTAAATAATTTCATCGCGTTTCAGTTTATAGGGTTTCCAGTCGGGGAAATCGTTGTTAAAGGAATGTATATTGTCGAAAACTTCTTCTTTGTAGAATCGAGCCAGTTGCGTGTCGACGGTAATCACCGTACATTCCGATCGAGGATTCGTATTAACGTTAGCGCTGCCCTCAATAACAAAATCGAATCGTTCACCGAAACCGGCAATAACCTTAGAGTGGTTACGGAAAATCGCTACCCTCCCGTCGAATTCATTCGCTAATTCCGATAACATTAGGTAAATGGTATAATACGAGGCTTGAAAAATTTCACCTACATAAAAATCAATATGCCCGAGGTCGCCACGATGTACCCACTTGGCAATCTCTTCGACATCAGTCACAGCCATGCACCATGTAGATAAAAGCACATATTCAACCCGTTGCTGTTTTATTATAACCCGTAAATAGGTGAGCGCGTCGACATCGCCGAATGAAAAACAGTGATAGGCCGTACCATTCTCGAAATGCCACGGCAACACCTTCTCGAGAGCAAGTTCTGATTTTATACGGCGCTCTACATAACGCCCGTATGTACGTTGGCAAGTGACCGTTCGATCCTTGTTAGGATTATCTGGACGTTCTTTACCCTCGTCTTTGCTACGATGTGGCTGCTCTATGTCACCGAACAAACTACGCATTTGCTTTAACTCGGTTTTCGGGGTTCACATTCTTTTCAGCCTCGACGACTGTCCGGTATAAGCCGATTTTTATATCTGTTCCGGGGTGGTTGACATCGATAAATATCTGGAAGGGCTTGCAAAGTATCATATCAGGCACGGCGGTCTCCGTGGCGTTGTAGACCTTCAGGGCGTAGAGTTTTTCAGAGCCGGAACCTAATTTCGTATCGAGTATAAGATTTGAGAGCGAGGGGTCCAGCCCGAAACCGGAGGTGGCGGCGGCTTCTGACTTCTTGCAGATTGCGACCTGTGCCTCGATATAGTCTTTAACCTTGTTGTCGATAGCCACAATCTCCCAGCCCTCGAACTCGTTAGCCTCAGGATTCCAGTAGTCGGAAGTATGAAGGAACTTTCCGGCGTTCTCTTTTCCAGACATTGAATTTGCAAATTTCTCCATTGCCTCGTCCTTGAACTCCTCCAGCATTTCGGCACGGTAAGGAATGTTCTTTTGTCGGCAAACATCTTTTATCCGCTCCTCGGCGCGGTCCCAATATGACTGCGGCGACTTGATATGCTTCGATATTGCGGCGGCGTTCTCGTTGTAAGCTGCCAGAAGGGGGGCGAGTGTGCCGGCGAGTTCGAGCCAGTCGAACGCCCCGATAAAGCGCGGAACGCTATAATGGTCGTGGTTGTAACTGTATATGTTGTAATATGCCAGAGAGACAGGATATTTCAACGGGTCGCGGGGGTCGAACAGGGGGTAAACGTGCGAGGTAGCCGGGTCAGCGGCCGGCCAATCCGCCACCATTGCCTGTGTCGGCAATTTATTCTCGCCCGGATAGACAAAACGAACCTTTCCGGCGGGGACGTGTTCGACGGTCGCAATCTTACCCACACCGATACGCGACCCGCGTGTCCGGGTGAACTTCACCCAGAATCCCTCCAGATGAACGAGGTCTATCAGACAGCGGTGCAACTGTGTGAGGTAATCGGTTGTCTTCAGGTCGGCGGTAATCTCGTCGTCGACGGTCCAGGCCCGGTAAAAGATATTCGAGCCGTCTACCGCGTCGCGGTAGAGCCGGGGACCCTCGCCCCACTGCAAACCGGCTTTCTTACCCATGATTCCCTCACCGGCGTAAAAGTTTTCAAGAAGGTGGCGGACTTTGCCGGGGAGGTTGTTATCCTCTCCGTAGGGTATTACAGGCGTTCCGTTAACGTTTATATACTTGTAGCCAAAGGAAGCGGTCGCCCCCCGGAGCATATAGGTTGAAGGTGTCCAGCCTCCCGCCTTGGCGTTCAGGCTGAAAGTGAAAATCTCACCGGCCCCGTTATCGACGAAACCGAAATTTCCGATTCTTCGTATCATCGTAAAAGTTAAAGTATCAGTTTAACACGGTTCGCCGGCCGTTAAACTCCATTATAAGGGGTTGCCAACAATTACGGGCGAGGCCTGTCTCCGTGTCGGTGAAAAATAATTTGTAACTTGAATTTGCTATTTTCTCATCAGCAGCTTTAGGGCGTATACGTGCGGCATTGATTATCACTATGTCGCCCCCGCTGCGTGTCTGAGAGTTCCACTTCCGGAACTTCAGCGAGAATGTACCGCCGGACAAGCTGATACGTTTCATCTGCTCGATAGCGTCGTACAGATCTATTTTTTGAGCCGATTTATCCATGGTAACATTATTTCTGTAATAAAACCATACATCAGGTATATGACGACCATAGCAACCAGTCCCCATCCTATAATGCTGCCTAAAGGGATTCCGATCTTAACATCCGTCTTAGCTTCCTCCTTCTTTTGGGTGACGGAATCCACGGAACCGGAAGTCTCGGCGTTGTCTGATGAACCGCGTAGGTCGAATATGCTTTTTTTGAGCGTTTCCGTCGAGACTTCAGCCGAAAAGTTAGAGTTAATTTCCCAAAGGATAACGACCGGGCGGCCTGCGGTGTCTCGCTCGATGTCGATACGACCACACTCCCCGGCACCACCTTTAATTGTGTCCCGTTGACAAATACTATCATTTGCCTCGCTGTGAACTGATTCGTTTTTTTCGGAAGTGTTGAACTCGTTATGTTCGATCGTCTCCGATTCCTGAACCACGTTTCGAGAGCTGCGACACCCTCCAGCAATAAGACCAGCGACAACGCAAGCGCAAATGAACGCCCTATTTGAGAGAGCGCGTAACCGACAACCAAGATAATATTCTCCATTATTCATAACTGCAATAATTATTTTGTCAATTCACCCATGCGCTCGTTGATATTAGCCTTGAACTTGTCGAGTTCGTTGGCATAATGAATAGATATACCCAGTAGAGATGCAACGAAAATGCAGATACTCCCGAACGCAGTCAGTACAGAACTATGTATCTCACCCTCCGGCGGGATGAACAATCCCATAAACAGGAGCGTAAGTCCGGCAATCATTACAACGAAAGCCAGACAGTAGATAACCACCTCCTTAAAAGTAAGTTTGTCGAACTCTTGTTTCAGATGTTTCATGATGCTAAGCAATTAAAATGTATGCAAATATCCTAATATGGTACGGCACTGCGAAGGACATGACCCGATAACAAAAAAGTACCCGTTTCACAACGGGTACTCTGCTACTCATAAAATAACCATTATCTCACAATCAACATTGTTGGCTGTCTACCTTTGAGTGCATACCCTTTTCGATATACTCGAAAACAGGGTCAAATACTTCTTCAGTAAGCAACAGACGGAGCCTGGTAAGGTCGGCCTGCATACTTATTATATTGTCATCTACAGGTACGCCGTTGACGTCACGATGCTGGACTAAGTCGAGCGCGTTATCGAGCTGCAACAGCGCGTCCCGTAAAGATTGTTTGGCATTTTTGACGTATGCGTCTACTTTTCCAAGCGCTGTTTCTTCGTCATTTTTTTCGTTTTTTTCAGTCATACCGATATTCTCGAAGGTCGCTTCAACGCGTGCCGCCACTTCTTCCGATGTCACACTCTCGGGCGTGTCCGCGCCTCTACCCGCAAGAAGCCTGAGATCGGCTTTCAGAGCATTGAGTACACGCAGCGCATGCAGTGCCTCCATATCGTCCATCCCGATTTCATCGCTTTGGTTGAGAATATAGTTGAACAGTCCGGTTAAAGTGTCATTATAATAATCGAAGGTTCCGCAACTGTGCTGAAGGTTTCCTATTACTTGTGTTGCGCCTGCTGAAAGTATAATATTATTTTTCATTGTGTTACCGATTTTAAATTGATAGAATAAAATGTGATTTTCTGTGTACTGTTTTTCTGTCATTTTAAGCCGATTTTGTCCTGGCGGAAGTAGCGGGCGGTATCCCTGACGCCCCAGGGGAGGAATCCCGCGAGGAATACCAGCGCCCCGAAAGCGACCAATCTATAATTGTCTGATAATACACCGACATACTCCATCAAGGCCGCGGCTATACTTGCAAATATACTGAAATTTTTCGATGTAAGGCAAATAATTCCTTTAATAAGGTAAATTTTCACTCTTGGCTTGTACGACAGAGCCGGAGCAGGAAGGGTTGTAGTTGTTTTCATTACTGTGGCAGTTTATTTGTTTGACGTTCTGATAAGACATAAAAAAGGCGAACACCTCTCCTTGTCGTCAAACTGCCACGGAAACCGACGATGGGTCGAGTTATTAATGGTGGAGAAGGCGTTCGCCTATATTTCGTATTTACATTTTGGGCATAAAAAATGCCCGATTATTCGAGCCGCTTCAGACTCGACCCGGAGTAGACTCCATAACAGTTTGACACTGCGAATGTCGGCATAATTTTGTGAACAAAAAAAAAAAAAACGTTAATAAAATTTAATTGTAAATATAAAAAATAAGCCGGAGCAAAAGTTCCGGCTATTTGCTTGTGCATAGATATAAATTGGATAAAAGGATATTACCACTCCTCCTCTACTATCGGACTGAAATTGGAGAGGGCTTTTAACGATGTGATGAGTTCTGAAAATTGTTCGGCAGATTTTTCTTTTATTTCTTTCCATATTTTGTTATGGGCACCTTTGTCAATTCCTCCTTTTCCGGATTTTTCTGCGGTAGTTATTAGACCAAGGCTGCAGTGAGGTGCATTCCCTGGTTTATTTTCATGGGTGATTCCTGACATTTCAACTCTGAAACGTCCATCTTTCGATTGTAATTTTAAAATATATTCAACTTTCCCCGTGTAAGCACTATAAAATCCGCCTTTTTTGAATGGGAATTGAGCTTTCAGAATTATTGTTCCCGTAGTTTGGTCTTCCATTTGGGTAACGGCCTTTCCATTTACAAATGATGTTGCTACCCACTCGCGTAGACCTCCATAAATTTCAGATTGGGTCTTCCCTTCTACTTGAATAACTTCGGAGTAAGTCAATGGTTTGTCTTGTGCTGTACCTATCAAAGAAATCAGGAGGGAGAGCATCAAAAAGATTTTTTTCATAACGGCGTGTAATTAAAAAATATCGCCGGTTTTCTGGTGTTTGACATCGCAAAAATACAAATTTTATGTGGTAATCAAAGTCAAAATCTAATATTATCGCCCCATAAATGCATTTTTCAGCATGAAATTTTGGTCGGGTTTTATTGAATTGTGCCTATATCAGGGAGTTAATTCCTTTTGAAATCACAATCGCAAAAAATGACACGACGCGCAGACCGTGCCGCTCTGAAGCGCGAAAGTTATTACCACCCCTTACCGGAGTGAAATGTGAGCCGGGGGGATTCGTTACCTCGTTACATGGAGTCGGCGCGGTGAGATGCAAAACGCCCGGCGACCGGAAGGTCGTCGGGCGTTGCTCGGTCGGTTGATTGTTAACCGGTAAGTATGTCAGGAATTGAAGCGGTCGGCCATCCATTGCTCGACCATTGAATCGGCTCCGGAACCTGCGGCATTCTCGGCTTTGGCTGCTGTCAGCCACGAACGGCGCATCATCAGGTATTTGAAAGCGTCGGAGAAGTTGGTCGACAATCGGGGCAGCTTCTTCGGAGCCAGCTTCTCGGACTTCTTGACCTTGGCCACTATCTTTACATCTCCACGGTATTTAACTTCAGCCTTTGCGAGTTCGATACTTGAAATCATTTCGGTGCAGTTCAGAGCGTCAACCATAAGGAGCGGAAGGCGTTTGTTCTTGCCGCTCATCAGTTCGTGCATGAAGTTAAATTCAGCCTCTTGCCTTATCGTTCCTTGCTTGCGCGACATCAGAACCACACTCCAGCCGGTGCGCCTTCCTTCTGAGTCCTTCTCGATAGCGGCTTTAATCTTGCCGGCCTGGTCCTCGTTCTGCCTCTGGTAGTTGTTGCCCGCTCGGTCGTAATAGAGATAAAGCACCTTCTCTTGGTGGCTCTGAAAGAATGTAAGGAATTGGTCGGCGAGTTCCCGCATAGAGTTAGGCGGCAGCTCGTAAAGGTTTTTATGAATCCGGTAATATTGTCCGTCAGGTTGGGCGATAACGAAAGAAAGCATATTGCCGAAATCCATACCACCCTCCAGTGGTCGGGAGGGGTCGAGGTAACGGAGTTGCGAACAGTTGAACGCGGCTTCTCCGGAAATCGTTCCGTCGGTGTACTTGTGGCGTTCTCCGAACAGAACGTAAAATCTCGCGTCCTGTCTCACGCCCGGACGCATACCCAGAACGGATTTAAGGAACTCGTGATGTTCGAGGGCGGCGTTATACAGTCGTTTGGCATAGTCGAGGGTTAGAATGTCGATATTAACGAAACTCGATATATTCATAAAGAAGGTTTGCCCCTTCCTTAACTTCAGGAGACCCTCGGTATAATATTCGATTTTCTTTTCTATCCGGGCGAGTTTGCGAACATCAGGGGTCGGGTTCCGGTTCTCGCGGGTGAGTTTAATCCGGTATTTATTGAGTTCGCCCGCCGCCTGAATCGTCTTTATGATTCTTTCGGGGTTCATTTCGGAGGCATAGCGGAAAAACCAGTCGAACTCCCCTTCGGTAACGTCGGGCATATCGGTTGTAATCGTTACACCTCCGTAAAGGTGGCAGCGTCCGTAAGTAATCGCGTCGCCTCGTAGTATAGGCATCACACGGGCGGCGCGGCTATCGGAAGCGTATTTTGCTTCATCGAACAGGAGGTGGGCGACGGATTTACCGGCGAGTAAGGAGGGATTATCGAGAGAGCCGAGAAAGATAACAGAGCCATTCCAGAAACTATAAACGTGCCGATAATCATCGACAATAACGGAACATCTTTTCGACCATTCCACCGGGGGGCGTTTTCCCTTTATGTAGTGAACTCCTTCAATCAGTCCGTTAAGTTTCCAGCCATTCTGAACGGCGGGCATGATATTGTCGATAAGGTTTGAATAAGTGTTCGCCACAATCGCTACTGGTGCGCCCGGCATTAGGCGCACACAGCGTTCGGAACGCCGGGCGAGGATAACGGTACTTTTAGCCACACCACGGCCGCCGATAAATACGAGGTTGGTCGTATCTATCCAGTCGCATAAAACGAGGGCTTCAGAGCCAAATTTTACAGCGGCTTCAGGGGCTTCTTTACTTATCTTCATCGCCGAACTCTTTTATATCCTCGATAATTCGGGAAAGCAAATTGCGTTTCTTGATTCCGGCATCCTCCTTGATTCGTTGGCGGCTAAATTCGGGAATGTCGGGTATAGAATCGATGAAAGCGTCGATTTCCTTCCGGTCGGCGCGTGGTGCGCCCAGACTTTCGGGGTCGGCGGTGTAGATAGTTACGGGGGCCGCGTCGAGAAGTTCCTGCGGTATCTCCGGGGCTTCATCGTCGTAACAGCCCCGGAGTTTGGCAGCTTCGACAATGTAGCCCTTCGCCTCCTTCAGTTTCCCGGCGGATATTGCGAGTTTGGCGAGGTTATCGAGACGGTCGGCGTAGATATTCGACCATGCGCGGGCCGTCACTCCTTCCTGGTCGTAGAAAAAATTCAGGGTGTCGGTGTAGATTTGCCTCGCCATCCAGTCTGATAGACCGTAAGCGTCAGACTTCAGGAGTTTGATAATTCCGGATTTGGTAACTATGCGTTCGCCTCCGGGCATCATCATTCTGGCATGGAAACCCCGGACCACCTTCATTAGGTCGAAATATTCGCGCTCTGAAGGGGTAAGGCTATCAACGTCGCCGGTTTTCAGAATCCGGTCGAGTTGGTGGAAATCTATCGCCTCAAAATTGATTCGGGAGGGCTTAATCGGTAAACTCATCGTCGTCCATGTGGTTAACCAGTTCATTAAATCGGTTATTCGCCTGAAGTTTCTGAAGGGCCTTTATCGCGTCGATATTTCCGGCTTTCGCCGCCTCCTGTAATTTTTTTTGAGGGTCGGCGCGTCCTATGGCTTTGCCGGCGGCTATCAGCAGGGCGACTTCGGAACCGGGCGTATTGGCGAGAAGGCAGAAGGCGACGCGCTTCTCGCGGGGCCATTCCATAGCCACCGCGATGTCCCTCGGCATGAATCCGACGGCGGCGAGTTGCATTATTTCTTCTTCCTCCTTCTTGGAGATAGCCGGTAATTCGGGAGGTGTGGGGTTATTGTCGGTATTCATCTTCGAGACGTTTACAAGCGGTATGATAATAGCCTTCGTCCTGTTCCATTAGGATAAAGCGGCGACCGGAGCGGACGGCGGCGACGGCGGTAGTTCCGGAACCTCCGAAAGTATCGAGGATAACATCGCCGGGCTTGGTCGCGTCGGCTATAAATTTTTGAATCAGGGCGACCGGCTTTTGTGTCGGGTGAACTTTCGCTCCGGAGGTCGATTTCGCGCCGGTGGAGAAACTTTTTATACCGGAAATAATATTTTTCCCCTTTATATTCACCCCATCTCCGGCATGAAACAATACAAGTTCGTGGAAAAATGCGTAACGACTGCCCGGTCCGGCCAATTTATCCCAGACGAGCATATTATGCGCTTTCAAAATTTCATCGAACAGCGGATAATAAAAAGCATAGCCCCTCCAGTCGCAAAAGAAGTAAATACAGGCTTCCGGACGGCATACGCGGCGGAACTCCTCGAATAATTCCCGGTAGAAGGGTCGGCAGATTGATAAATCCTTAAACGCTCCTTTTTGCCCGTTGTGGGTCATTCCGAGAAAATAGGGGGGATCGGTAATAATACAGTCAACGGAGGTCGACGGAAGCGTCTTTATCGTTTCGAGGCAGTCGCCGTTGTATATAGTGCCACCGGGAAATTCCCGGAGGTCAGTCGTCGAGAGATTGCAGGAGGGATAAAGATACATTCAGAGCGTCGATTTTCTTGTTAATTATTCCCAGTTGATAACCGGCTTCGGAACGGTCGCACGGGTGGCAGCCGGAACGCGAAAGGTACCGGGTAAGATCGGACCGATTTCGTTCAGCTTTGGCGATTTCCCCAGTTACTTTTTTTTTCGTCGTGCCACTTCCTCCTGAATAGCCTTTTTTGTCGCGCTCCAGCGGGCGAGAGCGGCTTCGGCGCGGTCGTTGGTTTCGCCCTTCTCCTTTGCGGTATTGACAGCCTTCCGGTGTTTGGATTCGTTGACATTCGCGCTCTGGAGTTTCTTCATAAGGTCTATTTCGGAAAGTTGGGTATAATCCTCGGCGGCCTCCATTTCGCGGAACTTTGCAGCTTTACCGAGAATCGCGCCGTTTTCCCGGTAATATTCGAGTTCGTCCCAAATTTCGCGGTTCTTCAGATATTCGGTAACGACTTTCTCACAGTCGGCGACGGCGGCGGCTGTCTCGTCATCGGCGAGAACCTGAAGGCGTGCGTGGGCGGATTTATAGTTGTCGTATGAAGTGAACATATCGGCAACAAGCACCTTCAGCACATTCGGACAGTCCGGAGAGTTCAGGAAGGGATATTTTTCGCGGAAACGTATCATTTTCCTGACAGGCTCCGGAGTTTCGGCATATTTCGAGCGGGCCGCGTCGAGTTGGTCGGTCAGTTCCTCGATACGGTTGGCGTTCTCGTCCATAGCCAGTACCCTTTCCTGAAAATCAGGGCTTACAAGTTCATCGACGGTTACGCCGAAAGAATCGGCGAGTTCCTTCAAGGCAACTTCGTTATCCTCCTTCGGATCGTCGAAAATGATTGCTTTGACGGTTTTCCCGTTGAGTGTCGGCTTGGGGGTGGCAGCTCGGCGCGGAAGGTGGGCGAACTCCAGTTCAGTAAGCCCGGCGAGTTTTCGGAGTTCTTCAAACAGGATTTCCTTCGTTGTCTGCGTGTCGTCAGTAACAAACAGACGCTTCAGACGTAAATTTTGCCCGAAACGCTGATACAGCGACACACCCTCCGAGTAATCACGGGAACCGGCGAGATATTCGGTAATTTGGTTTTTGTCTTGGGTATTCATGTTTTCAATTATTTACAGCGCAAATTTACAAGCCGGTAATTACCAAAGGAAGGACACAAAAAGAAAGCCCGGAGGCGGTGAAACCTTCGGACCTTCAGAGATTGGGATATTTCCGGTATCAGGCGGCGTTGTAGCGGCTCTGTTCAATCCACATGATACCGCCGTCGCCTGCGTCGAAAGCGCGGAGGGTAATCTGTGAACCTTCGGTCGCGGTGAACACCTTGCCTCCTTTGAGAAGGATTTTTCCGGCGGTCGCCGAGACGGTGGGGGAAGTTCCGCCCACACCGAGGAGCGTAATAACTGCGTCATGCGCTCCGCCGCTGATTTCGTCGATAACGGCCGAACCGCTCGACAACTGATATTGACCGTCGGAAACGAAATTTACGACCTTCACGCCGGTCTCCACGGTCGAAACCGGTTCTTCGAGGGGAACAGTACCCTTGTAGATGAAAATATCGTTACCCTTGGAAATCTGGGTAAAGGTCATTTCGTTGGTATTGCTCTCGTTGTTGCCGGTGTAGGAGGGTGTGAGGCGGCACGGGTTGCACATCGTACCGATAAGGTCGGCAGCTTTGCCGGAACAGTAACGCACAATTACGATAACTTTCCGGTTGATATAGTTGACCTTGAACTCACGCACGGCCTGTTCGTTGCCGGGGTGTTCAAACTTAATCGAGGGAGTGAAACCGATTTTGTCGGTGTCGCCTTCGGCTGCGCTCGTTATCTCGATTGTGCCCTGGGTCATATAGAGGTTGATACCGTAACGCCCCGGCTTCATTACGATATTATCGGCGATAACCACCCCTTTGTCGTCGGCGGGTGGCATGAAGGCGATATCGTCGATGTCGATAATTGTCAACTGGTCGCGGGGCTGAATACCTGTGCCGGGATTGCCGGAGGCACGGGGTACGGACGTTTTAATATATGTCATATTTTCAGACTTTTAATTGATTTTACTTTTAGAGGTGATAACAGGGAGGGCGAGAAGGGGTATAATCGCCCTCCCTGTTTTCTGGGGCTATGAATCAGCCGCGGGCCACTTCATAGAATTTTTTGTCGTCGCCCATCACCAGTTTGATGAATGTACCGGCCTTCAGGGTAATTGCCTTTGTGAGGACAAAATTACCGCCGTCGGCGATAGTCGAGGCGTAGGTGCTTCCGGCTCCGTGGATTGTGTAGAGAGTGCCGGCGATACCTTCGGTCAGGTTGGTGATTGCGGTTGCCGCTGTGTTCTCACCGACAACGAAAACGGTTGCACCCTTCAGGCTGGGGGTTGTGGCGTTCGCGTCGAACTGGTAGGAATCAGCGGCGGCGGTTGTGCGGGAAACCTCGATGAACTTGCCGTCGGCGCGTTTCATCAGCGTGATAACGTCGCCCTTCTTGGGGGTCCATGCTGCTGACAGGAGCGAGAATTTTCCGTCCTTCTTGATAGTTACGCCGCTGTCTCCGTCAACGCCACACTTCAGGGAGATAAGGCGGCCGACCTGCGCGTCTGCGATGTCGGTAATCTCGAACTCCTTCGAGTTGGCGACGGTTACGATTGACGAATGAAGGAGGGCTGAAGGATTCGCGTCCGGAGCGGCCTCGATAAAGTAGGTATCGGGGCGGTCGTAGTCGTTACACCAGATAAGCTGGCGACTTCCGTCCATTTCGAGGGGCTCGGTGTATTTGTAGCCGACGACCTCGGCCTGTATGCTCTCTTTCCAGTTCGACCAGACTTTTACGGTCCAGTCCTGCTGTTCGAGGGTGAAACGGAGCATTTCGCCGGCCACATGGTCGAACGTGCGGAAATTGCCGTCGATAGTCCAGAAGATACGGTGGTGGTTGTCAGCGTTGGGGAGGGTTACAATCTTGACGGCGGGGAACTCCTTAACGTAGGTGATTCCCGCTTTGTAGTCAACGTTCTGGCCGTAGTGGGCCTCGTTGTACTTGTGGTAAAGGGGAAGCATCCACGAGGGGATGAACAGGCAGATTTTACCGGTATCGCGGAACACCGAGGGTATCATGCTCGTACCCTGATAGAACACCTCGCCGATATTGCCGGCGGTGATACGGGGAAGGTTGAAGGGCTTTATCTGATAGACGGTTTTCCCGGTGGTCCCTCCGTTGGGTGTGAAGTCGGTATGTCCTTCGACACGTTTACGGAGATATTCGTAGATACCGTCGGCAGCTTCCATTGCGCGGCCGGGAACGTCGGGGTCCGGGTCCTTGCGCACACCGTTGATATAACGCTGTTCGCGCTCGTTGTGCAGCTTCTGGGCGGTCTCTACGAGGAGATACTCGATAAACGAGAGTTTTACCGGGTTCGAGCCTTCGCGGTTCAGGTAGCCAATCCACGATTTTTCGAGGTCCTTCAGGCTCTTGAACTTGTGGGCGAACATAACCCCGTACATACGGAGGGTTTCTGTTCCGAACTCGTAAGAACCTTTCGTAACCTTGTCGAACTCGCTGTTTGCCGAGTTGTCGGGCTGCGAGAACTCGCCGAGCCAAAGGTTGGTGAGGGTTTCGAGGTCCTGGTGTCCTGATTCGGTCGGGAAAATCTTGGTGATAGTCGGCAGTTCTACGAGGAACGACTGAAGGCGGTCGCTCCAGCGGGTGCGGTAGAACGCTCCGAGGTCGTCCTGAAGGGTCTTGTAATCGACCGAGTTCGGAACGGCGACGGCGAGCATCTTCCCTTCGTTGGCGAGGAGCGCGGCCTTGGCGCGGAGGTTGTAGGGGCGGTTCAGGGCGAAAAACTCACCGGGAAGGCCGCCGAGCTGCTGGGTGTCGTCGATGTTGAAGGCGGAGGCGGGAGCGGCGGAGTGTCCGGCGCCCTTGCCGGGGTCGTTTTCAGGAAGGGCGGAGAGGGTCTGAATCTTCTCGTTCAGGGCCTTGATTTCCTGTTCCTTCGAGGCGATGGCGGCGGCGTGGGCGGCCTTGTCCTTGGCTACCTGTGCCTTCAGGTCGGAGAGTTCGGCGGTTGCCTTCTGGTGCTGTGTAGTAACCTGACCGAGAACGGCGGCGACTACGGCGGCGCGGGAGGTCTCGTCGGAGTTGCTCTCGGCGGAAGGCTGGGGATTCTGGATATACGCTTTGAAGTCTGTAAGGAACATATCGGAGAACCCGTATTCCTTCAGTTTTGCGCAATCCGTCTCGGTAAGGTCGTCCTTGCCGTTCACCTTATTGAAGGCGGTAAGTCCGAGAATACCGAGAATCGCGGGGATAAAATTCGCAAAATTCATTTTCTTGGGTGTTGATAAGTTGTTAATTACTGGTATAATTGGTTTGCCTTCCGGCTCGTTGCCTGTGCGAGGACCCATTTAACCGCGTCGGTCAGTCCGCCGAACTCGTCGATATATCTGGCGGCGACCGCCTCGTCTCCCGTGAACATTTCACCACGGAATAACGGGAGTTCCGGGTCGTAGTCTATTCCGAGGTTACGCGCCACGGTCTCGGAAAATACTTTGTGAATCCTTTCGGCGCGGGCCTTCAATAAGGATTCATCGTTGTTATCTTCGAGGGCGCGGGTTTCCTTGTTCTTGAGGTCTGCTGTATCGGGATATATTTCCCGGTAGTCGATACCGTTCTGTTTGAAAAATTCTTTGAAGGAATAATGGGTTATCACTACTCCGACACTTCCAACCTCGCAAAGTGGCGAGGCTATGAAGGTGTGGTCGCTTGCCGTTCCTAACCAGAAATGAGCGGAAGCCATGATGCCGGTTACTACGGTGGCGGTCGGCTTGGTGCAGTTCTCGACGGCGGCGGCCGCCATATCGAGGTGCGAGACCATTCCGCCGGGACCGTCTATTACGAACACGATACCGCAAATATTCGGATTCAGTTCGGCGGCTTCCACCTGTTTGATTACCCATTCCGATTCCCACGAATAAAGAACCCCGGTAAGGGTTATCACCGCAATAGAATCGACGGGGAGCGTAATATCGTCGAGTTCGTACCACTTCGCCATGTACGGCGCGGCGGTCGCCTTGACGGTACATTTTTCCTGTTTGAGCTGCGCGGCGGCGGCTTCTATATTTCCGTTTATGATAGACGGCATTAGGAGCGACACAATATTTTCAAAATCATGTCGCTGAATAGTCCAGTTATCGGAGAAAAAACGTTGTAGTCTATTCATGTAGTTAATTTTGCCGCAAATTAACCACATATCGCGGGCGCGTGGAAGGACTTTAATCCGTTAAAAATGCGTCCGGGCGAACGTCCTCGCCCTGAAGGTTGACGGAGAAAACTCCACCTTCGGTGGTATAATCCAGAGCGAGGGGCCAATTAGGAGAACCGGCGACCCTTCTCTTTCCGGATTCATCAACATAAGTGGCGACCAGACGCAAAACTTTAAACCTATCGAGACGGTCGGCGACGGCGGCCGATACATCGGAACGCTCGAAAGTGATTTTTTTCTTTACTTTACCATTGTCGGTGGTGGTGGAAATCTTTATCGACCCCGGAACGGCTTCCGCGTCGATTGCCTCGCCGAGTAACATCATAGACACCCGCGAACCAAACCGGGCGAATCTCGACAGCAGGGAGAGTGGTATTATTTTAAGACTGTGGCAACTTGAAACAGTAGAACGGTTCATATTTTGCAGGTTTAACTTATTGATTTTCAACTACTCGACATTTTTCCGACATTTTTCCGACAAAAATACCTCAAAAAAAGGACAAAACAGGACACATGGTCGGGTAAATAATTCCTGTAAATAAGCGAACTATTTTCTTGAATACCCACGCTTTTTCTTACGGCGTTGCTTGTCGCGCCATCTCTGGTAGTTCTTCAGCAACGCATCCTCCGTAATTGATTCGATTGCATATTTGCGCATAAACATAAAAACAGATTCTTTGAACTGAATCCCGTTAATATGCTTGTTCTCGTCCATGAGGTCGTGCAACTCCGCCCACATCATAAGGCGCATTTTGTCGGCGAGAATTTTCTGCGCCCTTCCTGACAGATAATTGTATGAATCCGGGTCCTTTCCCTCCCTACGTTCCGGCAGGGCAAATTCGAGATTTCCGCTATCCACCGGATTTGTAGCCGGTCTTTTCTGGAGAAGGTCGTAAATCAGTATATAAATATCGAGGGTCGGCGGAAATCTGACGGCCCCGGCTTCGCGGTCGTAAAATTTGCCCCTGATATACTCGGCCACGTGCGGTTCTACTGTTGTTTTTACTGTTATCATGGTTGGAGGGATTGGTTCTTGACTGCAAATTTACAAATAATTCTCTATTCTATGGCATATTATACCCGACAGAGGTGTTATTTACCCTGTTGAGTTAAGAAATCATCAGAAATTTTTGTTACCGCGTTATTTGTTTCTAACTCTTTATCGGTCAAAATAGTAGCATCGAAACAAAGCGAAAATCCATTTTGTACCACGTCGACCGAGATTGTTACGCTTCCCTCCCTCTGGCTGGTGTAACAAATCGAAAAATCTTTGTTACGCCAACTGTTACCATTTTTGTTACGCCTTCCCCCTTTTCTTTATTACTTGATTTTTAGTTTGTTATCAACTTTGCAAACATTTCGTTACAAAGTAACAAAAATTTCGTATAAAATTGGGAGGGGGTATGGGGTGAGGCAAGAAGGGCGCGAAATACGCCGGGGCAAAAAGAAAGAGCCGGGCCGCCTCGCTTTGTTACGAGTTAGCCCGGCTCCCGGCTCGAAATAGAATACTTTATAGTGATGCGGCCGGCACGTCATTGGCCGGAAGATCGACATCGGGCGGAGATGACAGCGTGACGATATCGCGCCGGATCATCTGGAGGGCGCGCAGACGGTTTATGACCTCGGCGTCGGCCTGTTCGTCGACGGTCGACAGGTCGAGGATAACGAGGCGGGTGACTTCGTCGATGGTCCTGGTATATGTTTTCGCGATATCTGGCTGGTTCTGGAGGGTGTCGAGCACGTCGACTATGGCGTCGGTTATCTGTGCGCCTGCAACTTCAAGTCTCATCGCGCACCTCCTTTCGTCATGTCGACTGCATCATAGACTTCCTGGGCGAAATCTCGGCCACATACATTCTCTATCGGCGACAATATGGCGCCCGGTAGATCATAGAAAAAGAATTGCTCCTTTACCGGGGCATAGCTTATCGAGAAGATGTAAGCTTCGCTGCCGGTTTTTTCTCCGCAAGCATATATATGGAAAGACTCCGGATTGAAGTGGAGATAGACTGTATTTCCCCGGAAAGAGGAATTGCACTTATCGACGAGCGCTTGAAGATATTTAACAAGGATTACCACAGAGTCATCGCCCTTTAATAGGGTGTGCTCAATCGGCTTGACAACGGTCTGAAGAAGCGCACCCTTACGCGATTTGCCAGTTGACGTGAGAGTCGTAACAGACTCAATGAAGTACATCATGCCTCACCTCCTTCCTCGTTTTTGAGCAGATCTTCGTAAACTATTTGTGCAAAAACGTGGTTTACGCCCTCGTGGCAGGTATCGCCGTGTTCATCAAGGAAACGGTCAAGGTCTTTTGCCGTCAATCGAACGCCCCTGACAAGTCCGACGAAATAAGAAATATTTCCGCCTTTACGCTCCCAGTTCTGCTCGATGTCGCGGACTACGCAGTTGAGCAGGTCTTCAGTATATCCCATCATTTTGTACCTCCTTTCTGCGCGAGCTGGCGACGAGTAATCCGGAGCAGCCATGCGATGCCCCAGGGCGACAGGTACAGGCAGTCGGTGGCGATAGCGCGCTGCGCGGCCACGGTGTCGGCGATTGTCATAAAGTGAAAGTACATCAATGCTGCTACGATGCAGGCGGCGATTAATGACGCATTCGGGGAGAAGATGGCGCTGATGGCGCGCAATGCCATTGCGCTGAGGTTGGGAACTTGTGCCCGTGAAGCTGGCGCGGTGAGTGTTGTTGTGTTCATACCATGTAATGTTTTAGCGTTTAGACAGAAAAACGGCTGTCATATCCCGTTCGCTAAAACATCACATGGTTTTCCACTCCGAAGAGTCAAAAAATTGTGAGGATATGGCAGCCGTATAGCTGATATGTAAAGGCATAAAAAATGCCCGATGAAATGTCGAGTCTCTAACTGGGACTCAGCGGAATGGTGAAACCATCAAGATGTTTTAGCACTACAAATCTACAAATAAATTTTATAATTACAAAAATTGGGGCAAAAAAATACCCCCGTCCTGATGGGCGAGGGTGTGGCCACTCTTGAAATGAAATGGAATGGTAATCAAACAAGACGAAGAGCGGCCAATTCTGTGCCGAGGCGGTGAATGCCTGCCTCAATTTTTTCGAGCTGTTTGTCGGAGATTGGAGTATCGCCTTTGCGGTACTGGCGCATGAGGCTGTCATTGATGCCGAGATAACGGCCAAGGGCGCTGACGTTGAACATGGAGTAATACTCGAAGAGCGAGGAGATGTCGAAGTGGAACTCTATGTCCTCGGAGAGACAGGCGGGCATTTCATCGCCGAGATCGATGTAACTTTCTTTTACTTCTTCAATGGAGTTGAAGAAATCTTCTTTAGCTTCCTTAACGGTGTCACCGGTGCCGATGAGCTGCACCTTTTCGCCGTCAGTGTTGTAGGCTATATATGAGCCGTCCGATTGTTTTTCTATACTTACCTTCATATCGAGTGGGTGTTAATTGTTAATAATCTATTTTGTAGAAAAGATAGGGAGGGGAGTACCCTCCCCCTCTTTGATTAGAAGCCTAATTGCTTTTTCAGCGAGTTCATCAGGCCTTTTCGGATTTCCTGCGAGCCGTGCCTTTCGACAATCAGGCGCTCACCGTTGTCGTTGACGTAGATGTCATGTTTTTTACCGTGGGCGTAAAATCTGTAGCCCTTGTCGGTTGCGATTTTAATTAGTTCTTTCCATTTCATTATGTCAAATGTCTTGTTTTGATTACCGATACAAATATATAACATTTTCGTGATATTCCCAAATTTTTAGGCGGAAAAATAACGAAAACGTGATATTTTTTTGAAGGAAGACATTTATAAGATTTTATATTTTGTCATGGTGCATAGCTGTGTCCAAAAATGTTTTTTTCGTGGGTGTATAAAAAGTGCGGGAAAATTTTGTAAAATTGTGATATTGTATATTTAAAGAGGTAAATAGTTATGCTTCAGAGAGATGTGAAATATACAAATGCCGAAATCGTGTTTGTGACGTGCTTTTGGTTTTGTAATCATCGCCTCAGATCTCGCCTCCTCCCTACGCCCCATCGACGATGTCACAAACCAGAAATTTTTGTGACACGGTTTGTGACACGGTTTGTGACATGATTTTTTTACCTCTTTCCAGTTGATTTTTACCTGTTTATTCTCTTTTTACAAATGCTGATTACAGAATTACAAAAATTTTGGTAAAAAAATAGGAGATAGGTATGGGAAGAGCGGAGCGGCAAAAGGGTAGAGGTGCAAAAAACAGCCGCCATATCCTCGCGGGCATGGTGGTGCAAAAATGAAAAACAACTTTAATCAATATGCCTATTTGGCCGGAAAATACTTAAAACGGCATCTCCTCCTGCACCGGAGGCGCGGGAGGTGGATTGCGCAAACGCTCCGCCTCGGCCTTGGAGCGGACGTAAATCACCTCCTTGGTCTCGTATTTATGCGTCACGGGGTTTTCACGTCGGCGCGTTATGCGGCTGCCGTTGTTGCGCATCTCCTCGGGGTTGAGCGAATCCACCCAGTCGCAGGTATAGCAGAATCCCGTGAGCTGCTTCATGAAACGCTGCGGCGTCATCTTGGCGTTGCGCGTATAAGTCAGGCAATCGTTCATCATGTCCTCGCGATATATGATGCAGTCAAGGTGTTCGCCCCCGCCCTCGGCAGTTTTTTCGCTGAAATACAACTCGGCCCAATCACGGAAGTTGTCGCCCATGTCGCGCAGGTATTTCCTGAAAATGATATTGGTCATATCAGGTTCTATTTTGACAGGGAGATGGCTGACCGAAAGATAGAACTCCACACAGCGCAGGAAGAAGTTTATATCTGCTTCCCATTCCGCCTCAGTATATGATTCTGAAAAAAGATTCTTGCCGAAGTCCGAGGCAATTGTCCGGGTCTCGGCATAACTGTTGTCGGGCGATGCCGTATGGTAATAGTCGGAGCAAACCACGAAAAGCATCCTGCGCACCGTCGACGGGTCGAACTCTTTCGGCACATAATTGGTAGTGAAGGCAAATTTCGGAGAGTCGGCAAAGCTCAGGTTGTAAGCTGATACGTTCTTGGCATTGATGGTTATATCCGACGTTATATTATCGTAAAATGGTTTGAACGGGAAATACTCGTCACAGTCGTCGACAACGACAATTCCCGTGGATTTGTCAATCTGCTCGAACGGGAACTGCCCGTCAAGTATCTTGGTATTTCGGCCTGATAGTTTCAGCCATTTTGAAAGATGTCTTAGCGAACGGAGCATGAATGACTTACCCGACCCCCCGTTGCACTGGTCATTCTCCCCAATCACATTGTCCATCACAAACGGCGCCCACGGCCGTGAGTCCGATTTGTAGCGGTGAAGAAGATATCCTATAGTGAAAATCTTGTTGATCAGGCATTGCTTCTGCTCGCGGCGTTCCGCGTCATCAAGGAGAGGTCCTGAGATGTCGAATTTGTGCGCCTTCAGATATTCCTCCTTTTCTTCGGGCGACAGACCGGCAGTGAGTTCCTCGAGCTCGTGGCTCCAATGCAGGCGCGATGAATTAATCAGGTATCTGAAGTAATTTGATCCGTGTGGCAGCACTTCTATGTCAAAGGCGTCGCTGGCGTAGCTTTCGGGGTCGCGCGTTATCCTGAACATTTCCGGCAGTATATTGATGTCATGCGGTATTACGTCGGTATCCCACACGTATTTGCCACCACCCGCGCGTCCTATCTCCTGCTTGTTTATCCCGTCGGCCGACACCTCCACCGCAAACCGGGGGAAAAAGAACGATTGCGTCGTGGCGGTGTAGCAATCGAAGTCAAGTTCACGGGTCGGCAGCGCTTCGAGCGCGGAAGCCGACAGCATCGGAGTAGACAGTATGAGGCACCTCAGCTCGCGGGGCAATCCGGTGTCAACGCTCCAGTCATAGACAAAGCGCCTTATATCCTTGGCTTCGACACGCTTTACCACCACACCGTCTATCTTGATGAATACCACCTCCTTGGCATGTGCGTCCTTTAGTGTCCAGAATCCATTCAGCCGCAGGAACTCGTATAGACAGACAATATCCATGCTGTATTTAAACCGGCCATCCTCTTTCATCGGTTTCTGCGTCCAGAAGCGGGCAGGGGTGGCAAGTGACAACAATCGTTGAAAGTCACTGTTGCTATTCCAGATTTCCGCCCAGTCGCGGAAATCTTTCCGGGGTTTGCCACGGTTATCGCGGTATGAACTTAACTTCTCCGGTAGCCAGATAGTATGTACGTCGATGAATTTCAGTGCGAGTTCCGTCCCTTTGGTTCGCCCCGTCGAGTCTATATCCGGAATATTATATACCACAGATACATACTTGTTGATTTGGCGCCATTCTTCCTCACTGACCCGATATGTCTCCGAATTGAACCATAGGGGATGGTAGCCAAGTGCTCGCACACAAAGCGCATCACGTTCACCCGAGCAGATTACAGCTTCCGGCAGTTTCTGTTCCTTGTAAGCCTTATCCTCGTTCATCGGATCGCGATTGAAACTCTTTTCCTCCCGCTCGTTGAACTCGGTCCATTGCGCGGCGAGTTCAAACAGACCGTTAACGTAACTTTGAGGTTTCTTACCTTTGGGTTGATATTGGAATCGCCATTGTTTATCGGCGTTGAGAGGTTCGTATATTTTATAAAATCGGTCTCGTTTCCCGGCTGAATCGGTGAACCAACATTCCCGCATGAATATCGGGTAATGTTCGTTTGAGTATTTATAAACCGCCTCGCGATTCCTTACAGAGATAAGGACTTTAACCCGGTACCAGTGGAGAGCCTTCAGGTGTTCCGATGTTACACGCGGTCCCATAACTCGGCACTCCTCTTTCGTAAACTCTTGGTCGATTTCCCAATAGGTCTCGCCGTCTACCTGTTCCGGTTTCGCCGGTTGTTTACGAATATCCGGGCGATTGACGGCGCGGTTTATTTCGTCGGTTACGTTGAATATCTGGGCGAGGTCGAGGATTGCTTCAGGGAATCGCAACCCCGTTTCCTTCATGTGTACCGCTATCGGGTCGGTCGCCCTGCCTTCGTCGCCAAAATCGGTAATCTTCCAAACGCTATAACCCTGTTTCACCTTGAACAGTTTAACCGAGGTACTGGGCGTTCTCTCGTCCGGTCGAGCCTTAAACGGCTTTTTTGAACGAGCTGCCTCCCTTACTTCGGAATAATGAAGCGCAAGAATATCGAGGCCGTCGTCGGTCGCGGCGTATAGTTTTTCAGGCGTTACCATACCTTGTTACAAATTACATAATTACAAATATTTCCGGCGTTCCCCCCCGTTTTCGGTAATCGGCTATGCCGCCTCGTTTGGCGAAGAATTGAGGTCGCCAGGTAGCAACGCAAAGTGAGCAACAAAACCGGGAAGGGGGAAGGACGCGCAAAACATTAGTTTTCATCGTTGAATAGATTTAGTTGTATTGCATAGCCAAACGACGTTAATAGCGATTCCAGACGGGCGGAACGGCGACCAGTCGGAACCGTGACTATTCGCTCAGTCTTGCTGAAGGAATAGCCACGGCGACGGGAATAATATCGGAGGTCATACAGCGTTTTCGGGTCGCGCATAGGAAACGGAGGTATCAGCGTCGAAAACTCGGCTTATTGCCTCGCATACGATTTCAAGAAGTTCGGAAGGATTGAGGTCGTGAGCAATTTTTATTACTCCGGTTCGATGACTATTATCGAGGCGAACTTCAGTTACACAAATATCTCCGGACTCATTGATTGCGTCGGCTAATTCAACCGGCAACACATATTCATTTACTGTAAGTAATGCAGGGTACACGATAGTACACAATAAAGCTGATTTGCCGTTGAAGGTGATTATTCTTTCCATATTTCGAGCGGTATTATTTGGTTAAATAGCCTCGCCGGAGGTCTCTCCGCACACGCCTTCGGGGATTCCTCCGGGCTTGGCTATCGTAAAAATCTCAATTCCTGAATACTCAAGAGTTACACGGTTAATATCTCGTTTCCCCGCTTCCGGAATACGGCATTTCCCGTATAGCCAGTTATTGAAGGTAGAAGCGGAAACGAGACATTCCTCAACTAATCGCTTCTTTTGCTTGTTATAATCTCCGCGAGGTACGGAATAATCAAGCCAGTGACGCAATATTTCCGCGTCTGTACGACGTTTAATTTCGGTCTGCAT